GTGCTACCTGCACCATGCGAAAAGGCTTCGATATTGTTCTGTTTTTTCCACAACCACATCGGAATGGATGCTAGACCAGCGGCGTCTCCACCCATCCCGGCTAGAGCCATTGCTCCTTTAGCAGTCGCTCCGCCACCGAGCGCGTTTGATGGGTCGAGGACTGCATCTGCACCGAAACTGGCGAGAGTCGTCGATAACGGGTCCGGCGATGTGTAAGGAGATCTTTCTCGGATAGCTTGTGATGGAGAAGTCTGTGGCGCAGTAGGATCTGAAAGACCTTCGACTACAGCTTTACCAGCTTCCCACCAGGGCTCGTAGCCCGTTTTCTTTTCGGAACCTGTAGATCTCGGATCGTAGGCGTCAGCGAGCGCGCCAACAAACTTTCCTGCTGGATGGCTCGTGACAGCTCCGACGCGCCCCATGAACTCACTACCTGAATTGACAACCTTTTTGGCTACCGTCTCAGCAGGTGACGTCCAGAGTTTTGATACGTTGGACTTCTCTAGATTTGACTTTACAGTATTATATAGGTCAACAGCCGCCGGTTTGAACGGTTTTGCAGGTGCGTTCGGTGTCGTCCGAAGCGTATTAACAGGCGGTTGAGTAACTGGAGGCAGAGGTGTAGGACGCCAGTTATAAATCTCACTAGCTTTTCGCTTGAGATACGGTATCCAGTCTTCGTAGTCAGCCATTTCCAGTATCTTGTGCTGTTACTTCGGGATACTCTGGCTCGGTCTTAGGCTCAATTCTTGGAAGTTTTCCAGCTTTATCGTATTGAGCCTGAACTTTAGTCCAGTATTCTTTACGAGCATCGGGAAACTTCTCAGCTTCTCTGTTCTCTGCCTGTCTACGTAGGTCTCCAATCGTCTGGATGCTACGCAACGGCTTCATGTCTGACGTTTCTTGCGAAACCGTCGGAGCAACGTAACCGACCTTCTGGAACAAGACAGTTTGTAGTATCGAATTGCCTTCTCGTTCCGAGCGAAGCAGGTTCTGTAAATCTTCGATGTGCGCCTGCCGCGCAGAACAGCCAAGACAACCCTTTTGTTCCAGAGAAACCTTGTAAGAGGGACGAAAAAGATCAATGAGCCACATACGGAAACCGCCTTCTACGAGGAGCTTTATGATACATCTTAACAGGTTTCATGAATTGATTCTTGTTTCTGTCCAGTTTCTCCATTCTTCGGTAGAAACCGGTCATGTCACCCGAACTCTCTAGATATTGGAGGACTTGGTTGAGTTTCTCCCTGTCTTCGCTGACGACTTGCGACTTTTCCACCCAACGATGTATCTCTTTAACCAGGTAGCGACCCCCGTCATACGGGTCGTCCCCATCGAATTCCATGACATCTTCTGTCTTGACATCGTCGTAAACGCAAAGGGGAATGACGTCTTCGAACGCATCAAGATCGGTATCAACATAGAGTCTCGAGTCCTTGAAGACTTGGAGTTTTGGGATGTTTGTTTCCGGTTTTTCCGGCTCAAACATCGACGCGTATTCCTTATAGGCTTTCTCTCCGTAAATCCTGAAAATTCGCGCGCCTGTCTCAATGTTGAATCCCTCTTTCGGAACAATTCGTGGTGGTCTTTGGTTCCATCTCAGGTATTCGTGCATCAACATCTTGCCGCTGACTCGATCGTTATCAGCTAGTGAGATGGTGTAACGAGCATCTTGACCTGGAGGATTCAATACCTCTACAAACTGCTGTAAAATCGACCGTTGATCACCTTCTTTTCGACGAGCAGATGGATCGATCACTACGGAATCGATGATTTCGCCTTGTGACAATCGGACAAAGTCACTAGACCAGTCAACAATCTTCTGATTTTTCCGACCGTATTGACGATAAAGGAACGCTTGTCCGTTAGGAGCAACAGCCGCCCATCCGATCCACGTCATTGCACTGTGGCCCCAGTCAATTGCAGCAATTCGAGGCCAAAACGCGGGCAATGGAAAAGGATCTATCAGATGTAGCGCGTTAACAGGCTCCCCTGCAAATCTTTCATGTCTCCATTCGTTGAAGACCTGACCAGTAAACGTCCACCAATCACCCTCGAGCTTAGCTTTTCTCTCGGCAAGCGGTAGGAGTTGAAGACGATTTATATAATTCGGGTCGGCGCGCATCAGGAAATGGTTATCCGTCAGCTTCGCCGGTATAAATATCCGGTAGCTTTGAGCTACTCGGTCGTAGATTTTCGTGTATCCATTCCTTGCCGGTTCGACGAACCTTTTTCTAACCCATGAATGTCCGACGTTACCCGGGTTCGTCGCACTTCGTATAATAGCAGGAAGGCTGCTATCAGAGGTACGACAGCGACTAGTAAGGAAAACATATTGAAATTCCTCAAAGGCTGTTAATTCGTCAAATCCGATGTAATTGTATTCGGCGGTGTCGTGGCTTCGAGCGTCCTCAGCCCTAAGCATATACGAGAACTGAATCCAGGCACCTGATGGAAACGTCCAACGGTGTTTCGTATCGTTATACGTAGCTCCGAAAAGAGGATATATGTCTCGACTTCTTGGGATAAGTGATTCTTCAAGCTCTGGGAATGTTCTTCTAAAAATGATACCCTTAAAAGTTGAGTTTTCATACCAGCCACGAGCTATCGGAAGCATCAGTAGGAGTTCTGACTTACCTCCTCCAGCTGCTCCACCATACATTGCCTCGAATATTTGGTCTGGGATACGGATAAAATCTGTTTGCCTTTTGTTTGGCTCCCAGACTTTACTTCCCTCAATAGTCTGAAAAGGCAACTTAACCTATCGGCTTAGCAAGGACGGTTGCCGCACCAGTTGTCCTGACGAACGCTCCTTGAGCATTCTGACCTGAAGTGTGCGCGGCCCAAGCAGTCCCGTCAAGCGAGACTTCAGATGCTCCGGAAGAAATGAGCATACAGGCGCGCACTGGTAACGCGTATGCGACTCCCGCAAGAGTCAGTGTCGGAACGCCGAGTGGAATGCTATATGTGATGGCCATTACTTGCTCCAAATCTTACGCTTGCTCGTCGGCATCTTTGCGATAAACTCTTTGGCCACAGAGGGATCAATTTGTTGGGGTCCTTTGAGACCGCCGTGGGCTGCCGCCTGCATGAAACGATATTGTTTCGCGCTTTTAGCGGGCATCTTGACCCTTTCTAATTGAATCGCCTCTGTGTCCAATTTATTACAACCTTGCCTGACCACGTCCTAACAGCATGTAGATGATGAGGATGACAAGAATGAGTGTGACAGCTCCTGAAGGTCCGTATCCCCAGCTACGGGAATATGGATAATATGGAGCGGTGCTAAACAGCAGAACGATGAGGATAACAAGAATGAGAATCATCAGAACCTCGTTCCTGACCATTGTGCATTCGGGTCGAATCCGAGAACGTTCCAGGCGAAACTCGGGTTGCCGCAGTGATCGACGATGATATCGACACCCCACGCGCCTGAATTATCCGAAGTCGCTCGATACGCGATAACGTCCTTGGAGATCGTTCCATCGGTAGGCTTGACCATGTAACCCCAGCGAGGATCCTGAGCCTTGAGCGCAGCCACTTCAGCGTCCATGAAGGTCCAAGCAACCTCGCCATATATCGCCTGACACGATCTCAAAAGGGCGCTCTGATTGTTGTTTGCTACACCCTGGGCGATTCCTTGAGCAGAAGCAGGTAAAGGTAATGGCGTCTCAGATCCGGTCGGCCCACCAGGAACTGGCGTGCTCGTGGGATTCGCCATTGGAGCAAAGTTTATGAGGTCGTGTAGGTCGATAGAGACGGTGTTCGTATTCGTGTTCGTTACGTTCGTTGACGGCATCGTGAGTTCGATGTCGCATCCGAAACAGAACACGACTAAGAGAACGACTAGAATCTTCTTCATTTGAATTTACCTAGACTTCACTTGACTTCGGAATACTTCGGCTCGTCGAAAGAAAGGGTGCGCCGAGCACACTATCGGCGCACCCTATAGTCCTAAGGAGCGGCTGCCGGTGCTCTACCGACGACCCAATTCGTGCCATCCCAATAGGCATCCGAGTTGTCACCGAGAGTGACGTACTGGCCTTCGGTCCACGCGGTCGTGGGGTCGGCCGTCATGCTGCTGAGTGCAGCAAAGTCGGCGGGAGGTTGTCCGCCACTTGGAGTCCAAGTTCCCGGACTACCCGCTGATGCACCTGTGGCAGGATCTTGAGACGTCGGAGGAGGTTCACCTTCGTCCGGCATGTTGACCGGAATCGGGAGCATCGGTCCGGGGATGATGGTTCCATACTCATCCGGTGCGATTGTCGGAGGACCTTCAGAAGAATCGGTGATCTGAATGCGTTGATTCAGATCGTTGGGATCAAAGTCCTCTTCGGAGCGCGCCTTGGCTTCGATGACCTTATCGATCTCCTCTTTCTTGATACCGATCTCTTGCTCGGTGTATGCAGGAAGTCCGTCGTCGAGACGCTTGGCGATGACGACCTTCAGCATTTCCTTGCGGAGCAGATTGTCGTACTCCTCTTGGCCCATCAGAGCAATGAACATTTCTTTGCTCA